ACAACTGGTGGCACCAACTTTATCCGTTGGGAGAGCAGATTCAAATGTTGTTTAACCATTATTACAATGCAAAAACCAAGTAAAAATAGATTAGCTATGATAGCTTCTCTAGGATTAAGTGGAGTCGCACTGAATAAGGTAAACTCGATTTGGACCATATATGAAATAGGAATCCGTGACTCTGTTAAGAGGCACGGCCCACATCGCACACTAGATCACTATAAGGAATGTTACGTGTTTCTACGTAACACCTTCTTAGAGCTTCCTGCGCAACCTATTCCGTGGTGTAAAGTCGATTCCAACGGGATTCCCAAAACCTTATGACCGTTAAGGTCACTCATTAAAGGTGATGGAAATAGCCGAAGGATCGCCCTAACTATTGGAAGATCTTATGAGTTAATAACTCTCCCCATAGATTATCATCCAGAGTCTATCGAGGCACCCGCTCCACACGGAGCTGAGTACCAAGAAACAACAAAGGATTTTAAAATATGGTTGAAGAAATTCACCCAAAAGTTTCCATGATATTTAGGTTCTTTACACAGCCGAGACAGCTATGAGCCCCGGGTGTTTACAACATTATCCAAAGGACCGAACGGTCCAGCGGTTGGTTGTGCGCACCTTGATGCTAAAGCTGTTATGGCTGATCCCGTCCTTTATTCGTCCATCAAGAAACTCAACCGGGCCTTAGGCCAGGAATGAATAACAAGATGGATGGAGAATATGGCGGAAACAGTCACTGGTGATAACAAGTGATTACATGGTAGACTTGGCTTTATAGCTGAGCCTGCCGGTAAAACACGAGTTTTCGCCATCGGAGATTACTGAAGTCAAACTTCGTTGAAGGTTATACAAGATTCCTTGTATAACACCCTAAGGTCCATAAGTACGGACTCCACAGCGAATCAGGACAAGGGCTTTAAAACCCTTCTCTCTGAGTCAGCTGGGAAACCAACTTATTGTTTTGACCTCACAGCAGCATCAGACCGTATCCCTGCAGAAATGCAGAAGTACAGGCTTGAACTACTAGGAGGCCAGACCTTAGGTGAAGCTTGGCACTCAGTAATGACGGATCGGACCTTCTTAGTAAAGACCACAGGTCGATTAATGAGATGAGCGGTAGGTCAACCTTTAGGTTTACTATCGTCATTCCCATCTTTCGCCTTGTGGCACCACGACATCGTCCAGTTTTCCTATTCCCGGATAAGAGCAAGGAGGGGTTTACCTCTCAAGTTCTTCCAGGATTATAGGATACTTGGTGATGATGTGGTAATATTTAATAAGGAGGTAGCCGGTGAATACCAGTTCCTGATAGAGTCTGTCTTTGCAATAAGCATTAACATGACAAAATCGGTAATCGGTGATTCAAAGAATTCCCAGATAGAGTTTACCAAAAGGTTAGCTCTACGAGGAAAAGAGATATCGTCAATCAAACGTAATATATTAACGAAATCCGACATGCAGAGCATGCTCGAACTCGTCGATATTCTTTACGAGAGAGACTTTATTTCTCCAGATACACATCATTATGGTGTGTACTCATTCTTGAGTTCAAAAGAACAAGCACAGCTTTCGTTCCTGCTATGAGTAAGATCTCGGCGTGAGGCTCCATTTACATGGATAACCCCACCTTTGAGAATCGACCGTGAGACTTTCAACACTAAGTTGTTAGAATTGCGGTCCCATAAGCTTAAGGAGAAAGCTATTCATCTTTGTGAGCAGCTAACGGCTTCAAGACCGTTAGATGCGCTCTACAAAGAGAATTCGCTACCCTATAATGAAAGGGCACTTGGTTTAGGAAGTTACGAAAGTGACAACCTAAAGCTACACCCACTAGTGTGGGCTATAAATCAAACTGGCTTAGACCTTAGCATTGCGCTATCGACTATCTGGGATGAACAAAGTCCAGATGTGGCTCCTATTGAGTATTTGCCAAATATCAGTTTGAGATCATATTTCCATACTCCGCGTAAAGCGGGTACAGAGTATGTCTCGAAACTAATACTCAGCGTCTTTAAAGAGCTGGGTAATGAATCCATTCAGTAAAGATACTCCCCTTGACCCTTATGAGGGCCAGGATAGGGATAGAATATATTCTGGTCATACCAAGTATGAGCTATTGTAGCGAGAACCCTGTTGAAAACAG